AATATCAGAAGATACGGTTATGGTCCAGTTGAAAAAGTTCCATATGGAATGCAGTTTAACGATTTGACTCTTACTTGGCTGGTAGATAAAAGATCCGAACTAATTGATTTCTTTTACCAGTGGATGAATACAATTGTCAATTACGAAACCAGAGGTGGCAAGCAAATGTTATCCGGCTCTGATCGTGCTGGATTAGATAATTATCTTGGTTATGAAGTTGGTTACAAAGATGAATATACATGTCCTATGGTTCGAGTTCGAGTCTATGATAGAGAACTATATACTGTAACAGAATATATTCTTTATGATGTTTTTCCTATGAATATTCAATCTCAAAACTTGGCGTATGCACAGGAAAACGAAGCGCAGAAACTAACTATAACATTTGCATTTACTGATATGCAAACACTTACGCCTCGTGCTTTGAACGGAAAGCTTGAAGCAGAACTTGAAGCACAAGCCGCGGCAGATGCAAAAGCTGCAGCAGCCGAAAAAGAAAACAAAAAGAAAAGCAAGAAAGATTATAGCCGACGTCCTGGGAAAAATCCACAAAGTTCTGTTGGTGCTTCTTCGCCAAACGCTACAAATAATAATCCGCCGAAACCTACAAGTGGAAATGAATCGGTAGGAACAAATACTACAAAAAATCTTAGTGGGACCAGAATCGGTCCACCAGCTTAATGGAGACTTTTTAAAATGACTTTGCCAAAAATTGATCAGCCGCTTTTTGATGTTGTGATTCCATCTTCGCAGCAAAAAATTGTATTTCGGCCGTTCCTAGTGAAAGAAGAAAAAATCCTGCTTATTGCTCAACAAAGTGGAAATGATGCAGAAATTATTAGAGCAATTAAACAGATCCTTGGAAACTGTATTCAAAGTGAAGTGAACATTGACACTCTAGCTATTTTCGATCTAGAATATTTGTTCTTAAAACTCAGAGCCAAGTCTGTAAATAACATCATCAAGCTATCATATAAAGATACAGAAGATGAAAAGATTTATGACTTTGAACTCAATCTGGATGAGATCGAAGTAAATATACCAGAGCAAGCAAATTCAAAGATTGAAATCACAGATGATGTAGGAATGATGATGAGATATCCTACTGCTGATATTACAGATAAGATGGGTGATATCAATAGCGAAGTAGAACTCATGACGTTCTTTATTGTAAATTGTATTGATGTTATTTACGACGCAGATAGTGTGTATCCAGCAACTGATTATTCTGAAAAAGAAATCTCTGAGTTTTTAGATAACTTAGACGTTTCAACGTTTGAAAAGATCAGGGGTTTCTTTGAAAGTATTCCAAAGCTTCAACATACTATTAAGTACAAAAATTCTCTTGGTAATGATAGGGAAATTGAGTTAACAAATCTCAAAGATTTTTTTATGTGGGGCTGAGTCATACAGACTTAGCAAGATACTATTCAATGGTATTCTCTTTGGCTCAGCATCACAAATATTCTATTACAGAGATTGAAAGCTTAATTCCATATGAAAGAGATCTATATGTTGACATGTTGATGGAATTTTTAGAAAAGCAGAAACAAGAAATAGAGAGTAGAAAGAAATAATGGCGGGATTGTTAGACGCTGTAAAAGGTGTTATTTCAGGCGGAGAAAAAGCAGTTAGCGGTATCGCGGCTGGAGTCTCTACTATACTCTCTTCAAAAGACCAGTCAACAAAAAAGCAAACTTCAAATATAATCTATGCCAGCTTTGGAATGGCTGCAAGTGCTGGCCAACAGCGTATTGCTGGCAGTGGATCTTTACCAGCAGCAAACGCCAAAAGCTCGTACAAAGCAAAGTCAGATAATACTGAAAAGCTTCTGTCAGACGTTGTTAAGTATCTGGTTTCAATTAATGGAACACTGAAAAAGCAAATTGACTTTGATAGAAAAGTCTACGAAGAAAATGCCCTTGCCGCAAGAGAAGCTAAGATCGAACAGAATAGTATATTCAATGATCTTGGAAAAAGATACGGCGCAGCAAATGATAATGAAAAACAATCAAAAGGAGGAATCCTTTCGACTCTTCTAGGCGTGTTAGGAGGATTTGCTACTAACTTTGCTAAACTCGGATTAAGTGCATTATTCAAAGGTTTTAAAGCAGCCATTAAAGCATTTTCTACTGCTTGGAAATGGTTACGTGGTCTCTCTTTCTTAAAAAATATTAGAAGTCTGGTAGGTTTAGTTAATGCTATTGCGGCCGGACCAGCGTTAGCCGCTTTAGGAAGTTCGCTCCTTATATTATGGGGAATGGACAAATTCATGAAAGATACGTATAATGATGCAGATAAATCACGCAAAGGTTTAGAACAATATGGCATGAAAGCCGTTCTTAATGAACAGGGTATGACTGAAGGATATATTCTTCCAGATGGCAAAACATATAAGGCAGCTAATCTACCTTCAAAATATAAAGATATTTTAGAGGCATATGGACCTAATAACAGAGGTGGTACTTCTGAGGCAGCTAGAAAAAGAATAGAAGCAGATCCTAGTGCATATACGCCAGATGCAATGGCCAAAGAATTAAAAGGTGGAGAAAAAGTTGGTGGTACTGCTCCGTCAGCAACACAACCAAACACTACATCTCAAGACAAGACTATCACCGGTGTAATTGATGGTGGTCGAGGATATACCACGGTAACATATTCTGATGGAACTACAGAACGTCGTGGAGGAACTATAGCCGCCCGCACAAATAATCCTGGGAATATGATGTATGGACCGCTTGCGATATCTCTAGGCGCAGTAGGATCTTCTCCATCTACAAACGGTCCGCCTGTTGCAGTGTTTCCTACGGCTGCCGCGGGATTTGCTGCTATGGATGCTCAATTAAGTCGTGACAAATATTCGAGTGGACCAATTGGGCAAACACTAGGACAGTGGGCAGAAGATCCTACACACGCATCAAAAGTTATTGGAACAGCTGGCATAGATCCTAATAAGAAATATACTGATTTAAATCAGGGTGAAAAAACAAAATTGATGGAATCCATTGCTAAGCAAGAAGGATACTATGCGCCTGGAGCCGGTCCAGCTTCTTCAGATGGTTTTCAAATGAGTGATATTGTAGACGGCGCTGATAAAGTGCTAACAAACATTGCTGACTTTATTGGACATATTGGTGGCAAGATTGTGGGTCCTGGTGTTTCGAGAAATCTTACTACAACCGGACCAGATTTTGCAAAACTTATTTCAGAAGAATCAAATAAGATTCAAAACCAAATTGCAATGGGTGAAAAGAAAACGGAGTCTGCTGCTATAAATGTGCCATCTGCTGCACAAACATTAAAGTCAGCATCACCAACCGGATCTATCTCTGTTATAAATCCAAACTATCCTGGTAGTGATGGAATTGAAAAGTATCTTGCTCATTATAAGTTGGCTGCGTAATGGCATTAAAAGTTCTTATTACCGCTATTGATACAACCAATACTGCCAAGTCTTTTGGTATCGTTGGTTCTGTTCTATTGAACGAAAGTGATATTAAAAACGCAAACAGAGCAGTTGCAAATGATAATGCGGTTCCTGACAAAAAACCAGAATTAAATTCTAAAAAGCTTATAGCCGCTTTAGATCAACTTTCTATAATGGACAATCTTTTTAAGCAAAAGCTTAACAATCAAAAGATTGCGTATCAAAATAGCAAGTTAGATGCTCAAGAAGACAGAATAGAACGCCAAAATCAATTAGAACAAAATAAGGACGCCGAGAGAGTTCAATCGTCTTCAGGTGGTGGACTCGGCATGCTCGGTCTTCTTGGTCTTGGTTTATTGGCGTACGATCCAGTAATGAAGTTCGTTACAGGAATGGTGGACTTTACATTAGAGACTGCAACTTTTATTTCTGATACAGTAACACAGATTAAAGATTTTTTTACCGGCTTTTTTCCAGACGACGTTCCAGAAGAAACTCCTGCTAATATTCCAGAAGATTCTAATAGTTCTCCTGTAAAACCTGGTGCACCATTACGTGAACAAGCCGAAGCTGCTCCAGTATATTCTCCACCTCCACCAAAGACAGATGCTACACCTATTCCACCAGGTCCAGAACAGCCAACACCTTCTTTACGTGAACAGGCGGAAGCTGGTACTCGCACTCCAATAACTCCAGCAACACCAACTACAAATGATAGCAGATCTTGGTGGGAACGTAATGCACCTACATGGGCTGGTGGAAAACCAGATCCTGCCGCTCCAACACCAGAAACTCCTGATGCTGAAAAGTCAACAACAGATAAAGTAATTTCAGTAAACCATCCTGAAACTGGTGCTGGTTATGGAATTGCTGGCGCAAACGATCAGCATGGAAGACCTATTGCATTTAGTAAAGAAGGCGCAGAAGCATTTGCTAAAATGATGGCAGATTCCAATGGCGCGGTAAAACCTTCTGATGTTGCAAGCAGCAAAAGATCACCGCAAAAGAATGCGGCTGTCGGTGGTGCTACAAATTCTCCTCACTTAAGAGGAGTAGCAATGGATATTCATGGAACGAGTGGCGCGTGGATTCGTCAACATGGCCACAAATATGGATGGAAGCCACATGATTATGCTGGAACACATGGTGGCCACTTTGTTTTTGGCGGAGCAGGAATGCCGGCAGACTCATCGACATTTGAAAATGTTGTAAACAAAGGCGTTGAAGTTGTTGATAATACTCTTACAAATATAGCAGAGTTTATTGGAACTGTTGGTGGAAAAGTTGTTGGTCCAGGCATGGCACGAAGCTTAACAACTGCTGCACCAAATTTTGCACAAATGATATCAAATGAAGCTGCTACGCAAACTGCGGCAATTGCTAAAATAAAAGACGATGCAAGTAAACCTACACCGCCTCCTGTAGTATCACCACCAAATATTAGTGCGGCTGGTTCATCAGTAGTTGAAAATTTACCAACCATGGTTGATAGAAATAGTGTTCAATACTACCTTAGCCGATTTGGTTATAAAGAAACCAATACACCAATGAAAGCGGCATAAAAAGAAAGGGGACCCGAAGGCCCCCTTTCCCACCGATCAATCTTCGTCAGCAAGTCGCTTGAAGAAAGCCAGATCCTCGTCGTCATCATCGACGCCTGCCGAAGCAACAGGAGCGGCTGGAGCAGCAGCTGCCTGGAAGACTGGGGCCGGAGCCTTGTACTCTTCCTCGTCAAGTTCAACACCACGAATCTTTGCCGGAGCGGCATTAAGACCCAGAACATTGTTGAGACGAGTCTTTAGCTCATCATAAGACTTAAAGTGCTTTGGATCTACAAGATCCTGGAGCGAATGCTCCTGCTTGTATACCGCTTCAAGTTCAGCGTCATCATCGAGCAGTGGTGCGGGAGAGTCGAATTCAGACTTATCGTAGTTGCGGTAACCCTCAACCTTACGAATCTTGAGC